TATTGATCTTCACTAAAATGGAAAATATTTTCATAAATCCAATCAGATGGTATAAGTTTACTATCTAACATAGATTGAGCTAATGTTACTTTTTCAGTCATTAAAGCAATTTTTTCTTGCTCATAGATTATTGAAGGAGTTGTTAATGAAATTTCAAAATTAGTTAAATCTCCATCTCTATAACCCTGAGTATATAAATGAATTAATGCTATTTTGTATAATTCTGAGGTAAAAATTCTTTGAATGCGTTCTACAGTTCTAGCAAATCTAATATCTTGAGCAGCTAATGTTGCTTTACCATCTGTATTTTCATCATAACCCATAAAAGCTTTAGGAACTTTTAAAGCTGCAAATAATTTATCTCTTAAATATTCAACATCAGCTATACCATCCCACTGTAAGCCTGCTAAATTATCTATTTTTGTAGTTGAATCATTTCCCCTAATAGGTATATAAAAATCTTCAAGCATATTTTGCATATTATACTTTAAATTATATTCACCCGTTTTTTCATCCATATAAGGAGTACGTTTTAATTTTGTAATTGTTTTTTCCATAAACGCATCTACTTCATTAGGTGGAATAGAACCAACATTCATATAGTAAATTCGTTTTTCAGGAGCTCTTACAATTCTATGAATTAACATAGCATCTTCCATTAAAACATATTGCTTAAATAATTTTCTAGCTGGTTCAATATATGATCTACCATAAGGTAAAAAGTTCATATCTGTTAATAAACGAAAATGAGCCATTTCATAATTGTCAAATATAATAGAATTTGCTTGAGCTTGTGATTGGTTTGGAACAGAAAAATAACCAGAATCTGCTCCTGTCACACCATCTGGATCAAATCTATATCTTATTGCTGCCGGATTTTCTGGGTCTCCTTCTAACCTTTCAATATTATTAGCAGTATAAGGAATAACTCCATATACCCCAAATTTTTCTGCTATTTCTAATTTTAAAAAGAAATCACCATATTTACACATATTACGAATCCAAGGCCATAGATTAAATTCTATATTAAGAATATCATAAAATAAATTATATAAAATTTGTTGAATATTTTCATCTGAACTTTTAATATGCATTACTTCCCCCATATCATTTTTAAGTGTTGATTCATCAGCAAGGATATCTAATGCTGATGCTACAATAGCATCAGTATCCATAGCATCATATTCGGAATATAAATAAGGTCTTAAAGTTTGATAATTAAAATTTTGTTGTTGGCCATATAATGAAGTAGGAGAATTTGTATAAACCCTATTAAACCTATCAATTAAAGAATTAGTTTCTAATTCTCCAGTCATTTGGATTTGGTTAACATCCATTACTTTGAGCTCATTACCCCCAACATTACGAATTAATACATCTGTTGAAAATAATCTTTTTAGTCTTGAAAATAAACCTTTATCTGCCATTTTGCTTTATTTATAAATATATTAAAGTAACCAACTTATATCTTCGTCTTTACCTCCTATATTCATTTTATAGGGATTATTAACGCTGTTAGCACTATACCCACCACTATGGTTGGTTTTTGATTTTTGTATATTACCTAATGCTGCCCTAGCTCCATCTAAACTTTGTTGTTGAAATTTTAAAGAGGTATCACGTAAAAACATACCAATTCCAAATGACATAACTAAGTCATCATTATAACCAGTTTGTGCTTCTGGTCTTCCATTTTTCCATATGAATACTTTCATTTCCTCTAATAAACGTTTTGATTGAATTGTTACAGATCTATCACCTACAAATTCTCTAAACTTATTAATACATAAAGGTCTTGTTCTCATAGACATAGTAAAACCTGGAACCATTTCAGAATTACCTTCATATACTCTTAAATATGATTCAGCTGTCATTTGGTCTGATTTTGGAGATTGATATAAATTTCTATAATCTCTTTCTCTAATTGCATCTAATGTTGCCCAACCTATATTAGCATTTTCAACTACTAACATAGCATTATTATATTCTGTAGCTAATCCTGTAAGAAAATATCCAAATTCTTTAGGGGGCATTTGTCCCTTATATTCTGCAACTTGTGTATTAGTTTTTATATCCATTACATGACATGCCGAAAAATCTTTTCCATCACCTCTTGCTACATCAGCTACAACCATATATTCTCTAGAATAATCTGTATTTTCCCAAATCCAAAGATTTTGATCTACACCTCTTCTTTCTAATGGTTCTTTAATAGTAGTGTCTTTTAAAAAATCAATCCATTCAGAATGAAATACTATATCACCTGATGTACTAAAATCACAATCACACTCTTGAGCCGCTATTCTAGGATCACCTAATAATTCATCTTGTCTATCTCTCCATTCTTGATTTCTTTCAGGATGTACATACCAAGGTAATTTAATAGGTAAAAATTGATTTTCTTGAGATTCAGCTCGTGTCCAAGTTTTGTGAAACCAATTTCCAGTACCATAAGGTGTACTTAATGCTATGCACCCACCCCCAGTTGCAAGAGTTTGTTGAGCTGATGCCCAAATTTCTCCAATATTATCAATAAAAGCTGCTTCATCAATTAATAATAATGATACTGCTTCAGATCTACCAGCATCACTTGATGCAGATGTTGCTTTAATTTGAGATCCATTGTTAAGTCTTAAAGTTAATTTATTATTTTCCATAGCATCAACTTTTAACCATGAAGGTAAATTTTCGTACATAAATTTTACCTTTGTAACCATGTTTTTAGCTGTGTCTTGTTTTGTTGCTATACATAATATATTTCTATCTTTATGAAAAGTCATCATCCATAAAGAATAACCTGCAGTTAGAGTTGAAATACCAAGTTGTCTTGATTTTAAAATTATAGAATAAGGATTATCATCAAATAGTCCTAATACTTTTTCTTGAAAAGGATATAAATTAAATTGTATTCTTCCTCTTTGAGGGTGTTGAATATAACAATATTTTTTCATAAAATGTATAGGATCCTTTGCACATTTTATATATTCTTGTCTTATTATTTTTCTTAAATCTGTCATTTATTATAGTAAAAAAATAATTTTATTTCTTTTTTACTTTTTCTATTGATCTTCCTCCAAAATAAGCACCAATTACTGTTATTAGTACTAATTGTAATAAATCTGTCCACTTTGGTTCAACACTAAAATTAATAGTTCCGGCATCAATGAATATCATAAGAACTGTTGAAACTACTAAAAAAATTAATACTAGAGGTCTTACATTTTTACTTAACCAACTATCACTATTCATATCTGCAGACCACCTATCAGTTATATTTTGTTCCATTTTAGCTTCATGTTCTGCTATTAATGTTTTAATTTTTCTTTCTGCATTTAATTTTTCTTCTTTAGATGTATGTAAGTTATCTATAACCCCACCTACACCTTTTACTAGATCAGCTGCTCCGCTTGAAAATATTTTTGTTAATATACTCATAATTTTATAACATTGATTCTAACTCTTTTTTAATATTAGTTAGTTTTAATAATTTATCTCTTAATTTTTGTTTTTCTTCACCCTCTGATGATTTCCATTTATTAACTGTAGATTTCATCTCTTTGGTAATTTGTTGTAATTTATTAGCAATAGTAGATATTGAATCTTTAGATGCTCCTTTTAATTGAGCTTTTGTAGGTTCATCATCATCTTCTTCTGTTAATTTTACATCTATTCCCTTCTTTGCTAATTTTTCAGCTTTAACATCATCATCTGTAGTTACAGTACCCTCATCTTCTAATATGTTAAATATTTCTTCTTTAATTGAATTTTTTAAATCTACTTTTTTCATTGTTATATATTTTTATTATAAATATTACAAAGAAATTGTTTGTTTAACTAATTTTATACGTTCTTCAGTTGTTCCTTGAATTGTTGTATATTTAATACCTCTTAAATCTAAAATATCTAATATTTTTTTATTAATTTCTTCTCTATATTGAATATTTGTTTCTCTTACGCCATTATCTTCCATTTTTACTCCTATAGGAGATACAAAAAATAAATAATCATAATCTTCAATTAAATGAGATAAAGCAGAATTTAAATAAAATGATTCATTAGCTGTCATTGAAGTTGATAACTCACAAAATGCCATAACATCAACAACAGTTCTATCTGTTAGAATTTTATCACATAATAATTCACTTGCTCTTTCAGCAGCAAATACAAATTGACCTTTTAAAGTAGAATCTGTATTTAAAGGAATACCCATTTCCATTAAATGTTTAGAACGTTCTGTTCTAGAGTTATAACCCTTAAATTCAGGTAATTTAGCTAAAGCATTTACTAAAGTTGTTTTACCTACTGACATTGTACCGCAAAATCCTATTTTCATAACTTATTATTTTATATTAATATACGAATTAATTTCTGTGTGTCACACCTTTAGGAGCAGGTTTTTTGTACCAAGGTAAACCTTCTCTTCCCTTTCGGATTTCATTCCAAACTTCATAGGTATGTTGGATCCCATTTATGTAATATTCTTTTTTATGTTGAATTTTATTTATTAATGCTGGTTCTTCAAGACTATGAAGTTTATTCATCCCGTTTGCTTCTAAACATAACATAGTAGTAATAGATCCATCCTCTTCTTTTTTAGAGAATTTTCTATTTTTAATATGTTCATTCATATTTACTTTAGGTTTACTCATTTTTCTAATTTTTTTAATTCATCTTTCATTCCCTTTATTATATACCCATCACTTCTTTTATTATGGATTTCATTCTTTAAATATTGTTTTCTTTCTTCTTTATTTAATTTATTAGTATTTTCTTTTGGCATTGTTAATCCACCTATAGTATGTATTTTATCATCTTCTTCAGACCATGGTCCTTGTTTATCTGCGTGTTCTAAAAATTCATTTATAGCATCACTCATTGATAATAATTGTTCTGCTACTAATGTACCATGAGCTCCTGAAACTGATATACCTCTTGCACTTAAAGCATCACCTACAAAATGTACATTTGGATATTTAGTTAATGATAAATCTTCATAATTTACTAATGGCTCGGGAGCTAAATATTTAACTTCAGGTACATATATTCCCCAATCATCTTTTAACGTTGGAAATATTTTTTTCATATCATTAATAAAATCTTCTATATAATTATAATATCCTTGAAATGCATCTCTAACTACATCTAAATTTTCTATTTTAGTAGCTGATACATCTATACCTTCTGATGTTGTAGATGGCTCTCTTGTTGGGCTATAAAATAAACCAGTACTATTTTCTTGTACTTTATTTACTAATTCTCTTGCCCATTTAAATGGTTCTTTAATACCTTTAATTTCCATTAGTATACCAAAATTAGTCATATTATTTCTAAATGCTTCATCTTTTTTAGCATGTCCATTGTAACTATGATTACCATATGTTTCTTCAACTGCTACATATGCTGCATTATTATTTGTACAAAATGATCTTAAACTAACTTTATCATCTTTTCTATATAATTTAAAATCATATGCTATATCAATTAATTTTTGGAAATGTTTTTGTGGTGCTTCAAATCTAACACCTATTTGTGCTGGTTTTTCTTCAGTTGGTAAATCATATTTTTTCATTATTTCAGAAGTAAAATCAATACCTGATTTACCCACACCAAATATTAGTGTATCATAAGAATGGTGATGATCCTTATCACAAAATACTACTTGTTTATAAAAATTAATATCTGTTACTTTAGTTTCCCATTTAAATTCTACACCTTTAGATACTAAATAATCATACCAACTTTTACCTATTTCATGTAAATAATCAGTACCAATATGCCATACAGGAAATAATCTTAAACCAAAATATGGTTTTATAAATTCAGGTTCTTCTGTAGGATTAGATAATATAATTTGTTCTGGGTGGGGATGAAATCTTCTAAAATTATCAACAACCTGTTTCATTAGTTCCATTGCTTTATCTTCACCCACATACTTAGATAACTGACCACCAATTTGTGTTGAGTAAGTTAGCTTACCATCAGACCAACCACCAGCTCCTAAAAATCCAGTCATTACTTCTTCATAAGGTCTTAAATATGGATCTTTACCCATATCAATAATAGTGATTTTACCTTGATAGTTATTATCTACTAATTTAGTAGCAGCATTTACACCTGCTACTCCTGCTCCTACAATTACTACATCTTTATTCATTTATCATTTAATTTTATATATTAATATACGAAAAAAAAATGTGGACTCCAAATTGGAGGCCACAGATCTCTTTAAATTTTTAAAACGCTCGGCTATGAATCGAGCTATAAGTTATTGACAGTCACAA